CATCCAAGGTTGACGCTCTGGTGACCACATATCGTTATTTCTTTGCTCTGCTTCCCAACTGCTGGATAACATATCGCCGCATTGGCGACATTTAAAATTACAGAGATTATTAAAACGATAATCAAAGCTCACAGTTTTCATTTCTGTGTGGCCTGTGTCATCTGTGCTTTCGTATGCTTCATCTATTTTGTGACCGAACAGATTGTTAAAATAACTTCTATATACATCCGTGTTGAGCAGTTTATCATTACATACCTGACATTCTGGAAGCGTTTCTCCTGCCATCATCCTTCGTCTCACGCTCTTCATATGCTCGTTGTTCCAGTGCTGTTCCAGTGTTTCTGGCTGATACTGCTTTAGATCTCCCTCTCTGTCAATGTATTGCTTAAAACTTTGGGCAGGTTCTCTCGAAGCACAGCACATCCTCCTCTCGGTCTGTGGAGACAAATAAGTGTGTGTCCACGGTGCCATACAGAATGTTTGGTTGCCTTCTTTGGGTTTAATTCTTTTCATATTTGTCAAACAGTTCTTTCCATTCTGGAAATACTTCCAATATGTTTTCATTGCGAATGGCATCGTACTTCCGTGTCTGTGTGAAAAACAACTCTAGATGTTGTTGATTATTGGTTTGGAACATCCAATTTAGTGCTGATTCGTATCCTTTAGTTGCTCGTGTCAAAGAATCTTGGCTTTTCAACCATTTGATATGCTCATCATATTTTTCCTTTACCCTCTGCTTGTGTTCAGGAGGAAGTATGTCCATTCTTTGCCACGTAGGATGTTGCAACAGATTGAAATTAAAATCCTGTGGTTTGATCAGACCCTGTTCCACCCAACTTCTGTGAAAATCTGTGACGTGCAAACTGTTTATAAGTCCAACAGTTGATGATATATAGAAATCCACTTGTGGACAAACTTCCATCATTCTCTTTCTATTTGCAATCGTTTCTTCCCATACCGTGCCTTTACGCATCAATTCTCCACGTGCACCTTCTGCGTCTAAACTTGCGCCGACTGATACCGAATCAAATTTATTCCATAACTCAAATACATCAATATCTTTGAATGTTGTTTTACTGAAATTAGTGTTATAAATCAGTCGAACGTGATACATTTTACGTCGATCAAGTTCTTTCAAAATCCTATAATGTTCTTCCATTATGATAGGTTCGCCTCCAGCAAAATAAAATTGCTCAGCATGATCAAATGATTCCAACATCTGCTCCCACATATCGTTGGTGCTTCTCCCTACCTTCATTATCTTAGCGTGTGGAGGTGGCTGGCCGGTTAGTTTTTTATGATCTTCGTACCAATTGGAAGAGAACCAGGTTCCGCAACTACGGCAGGCCATATTACATAGATTTGAAAATCGTATGTCCCAATATTTGATCATAAAATCTGCTTCCCCATCAGGTGTTGTATTTTCCACTAAAGGAATGTTATGACCAAAATGTTTGTTAGAACTCAAACGCAGTGAAAAAAATCCAGCCTTTTCCTGATCATAACATTTTATACATTCGCGTGATTTTTGATTGTTCATCATTCTTACCCGTATCTGCTTCATCTTATCGCCGTTGAATACTTCTTTCAAACTCTGTTTGTTTAAGTCTCCTACAGGATAGGGATCAAATGCAAAACAACAAGGATATGCCCGACCGTCTGGATATGCGTGGAGGTGCATCCACGGCAACATACAAAATGATTCGCTGTCTATCAACAACTCCTTTTCGCGAGGAGTCATATCTTTTATCTTTAATTTTTCAGGCTCTTTAGCCCCGTATTCATAAGCCACTATACCACGCTCCTATTGTTGGGAAAGTTTTAGCAAAGTCTTTGCCTCGTCTCTCATCGTATTGTTTATAAAAATTCTTGAAGTCTGATCTCAATCTTGGTAAATCAAATGCTTCAGAATGCGGTGTTTTTACCACATCTAAATAATCTATCAATCGCTGAGTGTGTGCCACTTCCATAGGCTCTAGATGTTCTATCTGTCGATCTAACCAGTTGTTAAGATTGTCTTTAAATTTCGTTCTCAACTCATCTGGCAGTACCAGTGGTGATTGAAATGACGGAAAACGTAGAATGTTAAGTGTAAAATTGACATCCACGCCGTACACCCTTTTAGAATTAATTTTGTTCTCCACTATCTTGTCTAAGAATTCTGGCAATGATTCCAAACACAGTGCATTCACTGTACACATATTATGGACACCTGCAGGTTTCAATTGATTGATCACATTCGCAAAGTTCATATACCATTCTGAAAAACGCATACCGTCACGAATGTAGTCTGACTGGTCAAACGTGGCCTCGTTGGAGGTGTATATGTGTAGGTTGGGCACGTTTTTACATTTCTCAATAAATTTAGAGAACAGTTCTGGTTTAGGCACAAGATTAGAATTAATTGCTAATCGCATTGAGGGATTCGCTCGATGTTTTTCTGTCTCAAACCAGTCCAACAATCTCCATAGGTGCGGACTCATCATAGGTTCTCCTCCTGTGATCCTCAATTCCTCTAAAGTATTATGTAGATCCGACTCCCACCATCGGAAAAATGCTTCCACGTAGGGATTGGTTTCATCCTGTTTGTATAACTGTGCTCCATCGTGTGGGTGAGTGAAATGGTTTCTACCATCTGATATCAAATTCTGGTATGGACCCTTCTGTTTGATATCCCTCACCCACGTGGTTGAGAATGCAGGATTGCAATACGAACAAGCGAAGTTGCAGGTCCTGTCAAACGCAATTTCTAGTGTCTTTAAATTCACATCTTCTGTTATGGGAGTATTCTTAGCAAGATGTAAATCCTCTGTTTTGTAAATTTTACTCTTATAAACTCTATCACTAACTGCCTCTCTACCCATATCTTCAATCTTCCAACAGTATTCGCAACCCTTCGGTCTCTCTCCAGATACCATTAATGCTCTGTCGTGTTTCTTCTCAGGGGTGTTATGTAGCAGTTTTGGATTGAGTTGAACTTTGTCTATATCTATCTTGTGAGCTGGGGGATGATGACAGCTCGTGGTCATACCCGACCCTAACCATATAGTGGCATTGTACCATTTGGCTCCACAGAAAGAAGGAGATAAAGAATCTAATATCTGTTTTTTATAATCTATATCCTTCATATGTTTTTACATTCTTCCCAAAACTCTGCCATTTCTGGAAACGTTTTTAAGAAACTTGTTCCGCGTCTGCGATCGTGTTCGTTAAAAAATGCGTAAAAGTTCTTTTTTTGCGTTTTATCGTCAGCGTAATTTTTTTGCCAATAGGCAAGATTGCGTTGCATTTTTTGAATCTCAAAGTCTTTGAATTGAGTGTAATTGTCCTCTCCAGAATTCGCAGACATCCATTCTATATTATTGCGATGTATTTGCTGATACGCTTCTGGTAACAGTGTTATCTGTTGCCAAGCGGGTTGACGCAGTAGAGGAATATCAAACCATACTCGCTGATAGGTATGACTGTGTTTGCTTCGCAATGCTTGTATGTCTTTCAATAAAGGTTCTAAAGATGTAACACTTAGATTATTGTATGTAATAATAAAGGACACAGAATTACGACCTGGTATGCGTGACAAGAATTCGTCTACATTGTCCATTAATTTGTTGTAATTTAATCCATGACGTATGTATTCTGCCTGTGAACCGTGTGAATCCACTGATACGAACTGCATGAAATGTTCTATCTTTTCTTCAATACACATCTTTTTGACCATATCAAAATAACGATTTTTTAACTTGTCGTCTGGTGGACACATATTACTGGTTACATTTAGGTGTAGATCCTGTTTAGGATTACCCAGCACATAATCAAATACTCGATAGGTATTTTTATCCATCATAGGTTCGCCACCGGTCATACGAAACTGTTTGAGGTGTGGGTATAATTCTGGCCACCAACGCCAGAATGCTTCCACATAGGGATTGTGTTCTCTGTTTGGTATAGGTCTTCTTCTGCCTTCAAAATGCTCAGGAGCGTTGTGAGGTGGTTCTGTGGGATATTCAGCATAGCGATCTATCTCTTGTGCCCAGGCAGTGGAGAACTGTGGTGAACAATACGAGCATTTGAAGTTGCAGGCATTGTTGAAATTCACTTCCACATAACGAGGTGGATGTTTTGGGTTGAATGGATTGTTACGAATTGTGTCAAAATCCTGCATAGCCCAAGGCTCACCTGACCGATAGTGACGATCTGACATCTCTCCAGTGTCTTCCATACGCCAGCAGTAGGAACAGCCCGGAGGTCTTTTGCCCTCAATCATCTGTTGCCTTTGCTGTATTTTTTCATCAGTATTGTGCAGAGCGGCTGGATTGTGTTCCAATGCTTCTGCATCTATTTCGTGCAGAGGTGGATGATAGCAAGAGTTTGTCAGTCCTGTGGGCAGATGCAGTGATACCTGATTCCATTTGGCCAGACACATTGTGGGAGACACTGAGTCTAATTTGTCTTTTGCTTCATCAGCCTGTGTCTTATAATGACTTTTGTTCACGATCTTGCACTCCCTTGTTGATCCATTGTGGTTGACAGAACTTGAAGAAACGACTTTCATCTGCATCTAGGTCAGCAACAGGTATGCCCAATCGTTGACGCAGAGAATTACCATAAGTTTCAATAGTTTCTCGAATGTTTGCTACTCTGTTAAAATAAATTTCACTTATAAAATCTAAATCTCTAACTCTGGTTAGTTCTATATCTTTCACTGTGGTATACCAACACCCCATTCTTGCACCCAATAAAGCATACTCTCCGTTTTCAACATCCGCACCCACACTCATCCACGTGGTCAATACTCGAAGATTAGGTAGATATATGTTTTCTGCAAATTCAGCCGCAGGTATTATCTTTCCACGATCGAGACTCATTTTTACACCTTCTCTGAATCCTGCAACGAATGCCTGTTCTGGAGAATGATTTATAACTGTGTCTGAATAGACATTGTGTAGATTCTCGTGTGCTACTCCCCAACAAAAGTCTATCTCATTTTCTGTTGTGTCTGCGTTTTCGTGTGTTTTCATTTCAAGACAAGTTTTACGAGGCCAACCCACAATACCCCCATTACCATATATCAATCCATTAACGGAATTTCTAGCACGCCATCTATGCACTGCCTGAGGATTGGTCAAAGAAAAATCTAATGTTTGTAAAAGAAACGTTGGATCTAAAATATTATCTCCGTCTATGCTGATAAAGAAATCTGTTTCTGCTATTTCAGCCGCGGCTTTGTGTGCTGAATCAAATCCCACAACACCATCCACACGTTTGGCCCAAGGCACTTTATTCAGTAGATCAGCATAATTGTATTCCTTGTTGGGCTCACGAAACGATATGAATACAAAATCTAAATCTGTTACTCGGACGGTGTTTGCCACGTATAACCTCCCTCTATAATATCAGCTGGCCAATAAGGATCACTGTCTAAAAAAGTATAACCTTTGCTATCTTTCCTTAATTCAGCGTAAGTCCTCTGTGTTTTTACTTTTGATTTTAACACAAACTCATTGTTTTCTAATATATAATTTTCAATTCCGTTACGTAAAATCTCCAGTTTTTTCTGTAGAGATACTTCAATATTTTTTCCTTTAAATTCAACAAAATGTCTTTTTTTTGTTTGTGGTATAACTATGTCTTTAAAAAGCTCGTTCATTTAATATTTTCGTTGTTGTTTTATCGTAATAATGCCACAGTCTGTTTAATCTTTGTCCACCTAAGTAGATTCTGTCTTTTAATTGGATAGGATAAAGATGATTTAATGAATCTACTGTTTCGTTTATAGCAGGTTTATTGTGTAAAAATTTAAACCATGGGTAATTAATTTGATTTTGATTTGTAGGATCTATTATTCTTTTTGCAAGAGCATATATCACATCTGTGGTTGGGTACTCATCATGACAATTTTTTAAAAACTCTTCTTTAACATTACTCCAGTTTAATGTTAATGTTTTACAGATATCAAAAAAATGTTTAGAAATGTCGCTCTTACGAAAATAAAACAAACCATTATATACGTTTGATAGTAAATTTTTATAAAATAGTTTTCTATAAGGAGTTGCTTTTACGACAGTGTCTAAATAGTTAAAACAATCTATAGAAAATACCATATTGTGCTGACATAGATAATTCCACCACCAATCTGTTGATGATGTAAACAACATATCTGCTTCTAGTTTAATTGTATGAGTGAACGGAGAAAGTGTAAATGCTTTATATTCATTAGAAAATTTTATTTTTTGATCTTTGCTGTTGTCTTCTCCTAATACTTTTACAACATCTATGTATTCGCTGTTTATTTTTGTATCAGAATCTGTAACGACACAGATTGTATTTTCTTTATTATATTTTTTTATTGAACGAGCCAATTCAATGCTTAATTCTGCATAATCTGTTGTGTCATTATTCTGTGCGAACCATAGAAATCCTTTAGACATTGAACGGTATCTCCTTGTTTAGCACGTGAACATCCTGTTTTGTAATACTGCTTTTTTTATTTTGATATTTAAAAACAACACTGTCGCTGTCTATTTTTACAACATCTGTATCTGTGGGTAACATTGCCATCTTAACAGGAATAAAATTGTTAACATTTAATTGATTCATAGCAATAGCAAAAGCATAATCGTTCCTAAAATTACGAAAATCTATTCTATAAAGAGTGCAATAATGTTGATAATTGTTCTGAATATGTTTAATTAAACTAAAAATACTCTTTACTCGATCATTCTTTTTAAAAATTACTACAGTTGCCCACACCAACGGAATCAACGAACGAGTTCTATAATTAAAAGAATTTCTTCCTGTTAAATCATACACTTTATTGTGTAGTAAAAAATCATAGCTAGTATCTGCAAGTTGCTTTAATTGTTGAGAGTACACAAAATAATCCGAATCAAGTAGTATTGTTACATCATAAGGAGAATAGTCATAAGCACACGCTCTTTCAAGATTATACCAGTCAACTGTTTCACCTTTGTAAGTTCTTCGATTATTGAGTTGGTTGTCTATAATAACAAACGAATCAGCTCCTTGAATATTTTTTTGTGTATTTTTGTTTGTAATTACTGTGACAGGTAAATTTAAATAACGTTTAATTTGTGAAATACAAAAATTTGTGGTTGGATGATACGGAATCTTATCAGTGTCAAAACAATAAATCAAAATGCCAGTGCTCATTAGATTTTCTTTCTAAATGTTTCATACAGATGATGATACTGATTAAGGACCTCCTGATTTTTTTCAATTAATTTTGTTAAAAATTCTTCTGGTTCAGCAATAACACAAGGATTATCATTTGAATCCAATACAACAAATGTTTTATGAGTTTGTTTTAGAGTAGCCACAAGATTTATTGTTTCTGCATTGGCTAAAAATATTGATTGATTATATACGAGTATCTGCTGACTGAATGCTTTTTCAAGAGCATTCTTTTTTGCAGTTGCTATATCAAAGCTCGCATCTGATTGCTGTTTAAGTTCAGAAAGGTCCATACCACAATTATAACATAATTATGGTTGGAAATCCTAGTGGTAAAATTATTATGCTGTTGTGTTAGACACCTGTGCTGTTGTAGAAACAGTACCAACAGAAGCCAAACCTTCTGCTGTGTTTGGTGATTGAGTGGTTAAAACAACTCGTGTTTGACCAACAAACTCTAGATAAGCATCGAAGCCTGGAGGGTTATTACCACCGCCATATATGCTGTCAGTGCCATCTTGATCTACAAATTGAAATCTAACAGTTAGTGTGACCGCAGTACCCACTGCCGCATCTAGTTTTGCTTGAATATCGACATAGTTTGAAGTGTATGTGCCAGAGTCTTGAGTTAATCTTAATAGTGTTGTGTAGCTTGTGCCTAAATCCAAAGCACCGTTCGCTAAACCGTTTGTGGTCACAGTTTCTCCTGAACCAGATCTTGAAGAGGTCTGAGCCGCAATTGAAAAAATTCCTACTGCTGAAATTAGTTCATCGAAAGATGTGTCTTTAGAAGTTGCTCCGCTGTTTCCGCCATTTCCAACTCTTGAAGGTTGAACTCTTACTTTTCCTCCAGCATTGAAAAAATATCGTAAATCGTCAGCACTGGAAAATGTCACTGACTGTTCTACTGTGTGATTTCCGTTCCATCTTGCTGAAGAGTCAGAAGTTACTAGTGCTCCTGATGTAGTTAATGCTGTGGCATTTGGTGAACCTGCCGCTATCGACGCCGCCAATGTGGCAAGGTCTGCTTCTAGAGCCGCTTTGATAGCAATGGTGTCGCCTGTGGCAACTGCTGTTGTAGAAGTTAGTGTGTCATTAGTGTGATTCGCAATGTTGTTCATTGCTGTGAATAAACTGTTGAACTGTGCCGCTGTGATTGTATTTGCTCCACCTGTTACTGTTGCTAAAGTAGATTGTCCCAGACCATAACTGCCTGAACCTGTACCTGCGAAATGGTTGTATCCGTAAGGTGCTGATGAATTATTTACAAAAATATTGTATTGTGACGCTGTAATTGTATCACCTGCTACATATGCCATATTATTTTACTCCTATCACGCATTCGTGTAATTCTGTTTGTTGTGAGTATTTAGCCTTCAACAGCCTACCTAGGGTATTAAAAGCGGTACATTCCTCTAGATTTGCTACTCTTGCTTCTCCGTTACCTGCAGAAACGATACGAGCACCTGCAGATCCTGTGCCCTTTACTTTAACTCTTACACGTCCTTTGAGTGCTATCATAGGGTGTGAATCATCGTTTCCTGCGTCTTTATTCATTAAAAACGCTGGATTTTCAGAAACCACTCCAAATACAGCATCGTCTAACTCTTTCATACACTTTGTAATCTCTTTATCTCCACCTAATATTACTACATCACCGCACTCTACAGCAACATCTGTCTCATATCTCTCTGCTAGATCGGCATATTGTGCCGCTGTTGATGTTGCGTGTACTATGTTAGCTCGAATATCTACTAGTGTGGGTGCTGACATCTCACCGCCGCCGCCTGATTTGAACGCTGTCCAAGCACCTCCTGCGTTACCATATATAGTTGTACCATCATCGGCAAACGTTTCGTCCCATACCCAGTATAGGTCTTGCTCAGTAACAGATGATGTTGATCCTCGATTAACTTTTAGTCCTGTGTAATTTGGCATTCCAGCCGCTGAAGATACATTTCTATTCAACTCAATAATGTTGTCTTCTACTGATAAACTAGATGTGTTTAATGTTGTAGTTGTTCCATTAACTGTTAAATTACCTGATACAATTAAATCTGTAATATTACAGGTTCTTAGTTGACCATCCACATACATAACTGTGGTTGATCCTAAAGAATTAGTTACATCAAATTTTATGTCACCGTTCAATGTGTTGTTTTTTATAACAGCATCACTACCAGATACTGATACTGTAAGATCTGATCCAACACCTACAGTTAATCCGCCATCAGCAAGAATTCCTAAAGTGCCTGATGTGGTATCATTGGCGTTAGATCTTAGATAGTTTGCCGCGGCGACTCCGCCCAATGCATCTGCATCTGTGGCTGTGCCTGTTAATTTGTTTCCTGATATTGCTGTAGAAAGAGTGATACCTTTGTAGACTGTCGCAAATCCTGATATTGCTGTGCCTGGTGTGAATTCTTCTGCGGACACAATGCCTACAATGATATCATTAGTAATTAATTTTAGAATAGATTTGTTTACTCCTACACTGTCCGCCACTGTTTCTGACGAAACTTGTGTGACTCCAGATCCTGAAACAGTAGTTGGTCCAATTAGTGTCCAGGCAGTGCCATTGTACACATAGAATTGTGAGTTGTTAGTGTCGAACCAAAAATCCCCTGTGTTGGCGTTGGTGGGCGATGCAGTGGAGTTAGTGGATGATCCTACTGGTTTGAATTTGTTGCCGTTCCATACCTTGATCTGATTGTTTAAAGTATCATACCAAAGTTGTCCTTTTTGTTTGTTTGAGGGTGCGGAAGTGTTGGCGAAATTCTCTAATAATTTGACGAGGTTCTCATTCAGTCGCTCACCAAATCCTGCATAGCCTTTACCAAACAGAGCAAGATCTGTCGTGGTGGTATCGATAGTGCCATCTGCTAGAGTTTTTAAAAGTGTGCCTGCTGTGTTATTAATTGAATATGCCATTATTCTGCGTCCCTAATTTCAACTAACATACTTACATCACCTAGTAATTTGATTAGTACTACAGCAAGGTCTTTATTAATTATTGATTTAACAGTGTTAATTTCTTCCACTGTCAATGCTGAGGTTATATTTGCATTAATATAGTCTGCTGTTTCTTGTTGTGTAATCATACTAATTGCTCTTGTTTGCTGAAACCTCTGTTAAAAATTCTACGTTGCCTACTAATTTAATTAAAATATCTGCTAGAGCAGGATCAAGCATTCTGTCCACAAGTGCTTCGTCGTCTGCTGTCCATACCTCTGACCACGTTGCATTTATATACTCTGTAACTTGCTCTTTTGTTGCCATAATTCGTAGATATCCTTACTGCTATTTATTATTTGTTCGCTGTATGCTAATCTGGGTATCGTCTGATATCCAATCCAGGCTTTTGGACGCATAATGCTTGTCTTTTGTAAGGTCTTTTAAAAAAGTTTTGACGTGATTTTCTGTTAATTCCATGCCGTGATATTTGATGTATCTCTTCTGCAGAGCACCTTCTGATGTAGTTGTGAATACCAGTTGCATATTTTTACTGCGAGCCAACTCAAATAGGGCATCCACGCACATTCTTAGAGCTCTGTGCAACTGTCGTTTGTTGGCATCTTTGTCTGCCACTACCCACTCCATGAAAGCAAACTCCGTGCCCATGCCTATGTACAGTCCGCCCGCACACAGGGGAACACCGGCTTCTTCCACAATGATCCCATCTGGTGGTAGCACTTCTCTAGGCACCACTCCAAACTCGTGCTGATTCCACCATTTGACCAGTGTGTCGTAGTCCGTGTCTCTGCTCCAGGGCCTAGTCTGCATTTTTTTGTATCACAATCTTGTTAATGTTATAGTCTTTTGTGTGGAAACACAGGCTCACACACTCTGCCACATCCGCCGGCTGTAGTTTAGGATACTGTTCCCAAAGTCCCACAGTCATATCAGTGTACACTGTGTCTGGACACACATCATAGATGTTCAATTTTTTATCCACAATGGCCTGTTGTATCTGTCCTATGTATTGTATCAATTCTCGTTTTATTCTTTTGTATTCTATATACTCCTCGTCCTGCATATCTTCGTCTGCTCCCTCGGGTGTGCCTGACGTGCTGGTTATCACTGCCACTCCAAGTGCTTTGTTGGAATAACGATCCACAATCTTTTTCAACATATTCAACTGCGAGTGCTGAGCATATGCATTTAGTACCACGTAATCAAAGTCCTGTATTCTTTCCACAATCTCGTCCTCTCTATCCAATACATCGTGTCCTGTGCTCTTACTCAATCCCACACACTCATACCCTTCTCTGGTGAGACGATCATATATCGCTCGTCCTATACCGCGGGTATGTCCTGTGATCAATGCCTTAGGCTTTTTGTTTTCTTGATTCATACAACTCCGCTAACTCTTTTAGACCTTCAAACTTCTCGTCATAGTTCTTTAGATAGGATTCGTATGCTTCTGGAGTGTACTCAGACTCTTTGTAAAAATCGATCAACAGCGTCAATCTCTCGCCTGGATTGCGATTGAATCCGTTGTGTGGTTGCTCGCCTGGTTTAAAAGCGAACTGATTGCCTGTCTTGAATGTGTGTAATCTTTTTTCCTTGGTCGTTAAATCCTGATAGTACATTCCGCTGTCATCTCCGCCGCCGTCATCAAAACACATTTGAAATCTCCATCCGCCCTCGTCATCTTTGTGAGTGCCTATAGATGTGTTCGGTCCTACCACCATAAATGCCACATTGGTCTTATAGGGGAATTGTCTTAGTATATCATAGAGAGTAGGGAAATCCTCGTAGGACTGTCCCTCGTGATCTCCAGAACTTATGCCCAGTGCTCTCCAATCTCCTTTGACATAGTCACCCGGACGATCTGTGTCTGAGAAGTCGTCAGCAAGTCCACGCACTCCGTCAGAAAAATCTTCAGGATCTAAAAATATCTTGTCCTGTTTGTTGATATACTCTTGTCTGATTTTTTCAAAGTTTTGCTCTAATAACTTGAAGCATTCGCCTTGTTTTCCTTGATAAAAACTATTTTCCATCATTTAATATTTTAACATTTTTTTCATGAATTTGTCTATCATGATCCTGCCAAATACCAAAAAATTTATCACCGTGATTGAATAATTCTTCTTTTTCGCTGATCTCAAAGTAGTCAGTGAACTCTATACCGTTAATAATGATTCTTCTATACTCTGTTCCAAACACATATACCACGTGTTCATCATCGCCCATCGATACTGAGTGAGCACTGTCTTTAACTCGCATCCAAACATCGTCCTCTTTTACCATGTGTTCTCCAGATACTTTAACACCTTTGTAATCATAAAGATTATCAATTAAAAACTTACCTGTAGCAAATACATAACCACCCACAGCAACTTCATCTCGTAAATCTACCAGTTCAACTGGTTTGGTTGTACCATCTGCCATTGTGATCGGTGTGCCTGCAAGGAAACATCCGCCGCCACCTCCTGGTGTGCCTGACGATGACCCACCTACTGTATCACCAAATCCTGCTGATGTTGACAAGAATTCAATACCTGAGTTAAACATAGCCTTCCATTCTCCTGCGACTTTTACATAAGCGGCTGTAATCTGTTTCCATGCGCCTGATACTTTATAATATAAATTATTAGTATCTTTCCAATCACCTGCTACCTTATATTTTGCTTGAACTCCAATATCAAAAGTTAATACTATTAAACCGTTTCCGCCTGATGTTGAGGCTCTTGCTCCTTCAGCAACTCCAGATTGATACACAGCGTCTCCTGTTCCTCCTGGTGTTCTGCCTGACCCGTTGTTCTCTGTGCCACCAGCTGGTACAAGATTTGATCCTGAATAACCACCTGTGCCTCCATTGTCTCCACTGCCTCCGTTGCCACCTCGTCCGCCATTGGCTCCACCGCCTCCTGCACCTCCACCTGCTCCGTCTCCAGAGTGATCAGCACCGTTTTCTCCCAGTGTGCTTGGGGAGCCTGCTGTGGCTGAATTGCTGTTTATACCCACTGTGCCCGCTGAATGTTGTCCGTCTCCAGCACCGCCGCCACCGCCACCTGCTATTGCGATATCAACACCGTTGATCTGTATAACAGAGGCTCCACCACCTCCACCGCCCGATCCTGAGAAAGGAGTTGGTCCTGAATTACCTCCACGTCCTCCTGAATATCCTGTTAAACTCTTTCCATTTTTTCCACCAGCGGCACCACCACCTGATGAACCACCTGCTCCACTGCCGCCCACTGCGACTGTAAGAGTTTGTCCTATGTATGGTTTTAAATCAAATGAGGATTTTGTTACATAATGTCCTGCGGCTCCAGGTCTTCCAGGACCAGCAGAATCACTACCACCGCCACCGCCTCCACCACCCCACATAGAGATGTTCATAGAAACTGTGCCTGCTGGTATTGCTACCTCTTGTTTAGTGCCTGTGTAGGTAAAAGTTTTAACAATAGTTGGCATAGGAGATTAAGCCTCCCTTACGAACCAAAAGTCTCCATCATTACCATCACCCGAAGTAGGTGCTACAGTGGAAACATATTTTTCTGATGAGCCCCATTTTGGTTGCTCACTGTTTATTAAATTAACAACTGCTCCTGTTGACGGGACATCAGTTACTGCTGTGTTGGAAGTTGTTATTGTTTCTACAGACGGTCTAGCAAACCACGTTGCTACAACTCGACCTGATGAATCTGTTTTTAAAACTTTTTCTTTATTAGCATTACCGTCTGTGACAGCATCTGCTAATCGAATAACCTGAGAATATACTCCTCCTTCGCCTGCTGACCAATGGTTATCTAAATAACTGTAGAATAATCTTGCATCGTCTGTGTCTGAAGTCTCAACAATAATACCTGAATTTGCCTCTGAGTTTCCAGAATTTAATTTAATAAATGCATCATCATATGTGGAAATATTTGATACTGACGAATTATATTCTCCACTAATATTTAAATTTCCTGTGATTGACACATCTCCTGTGATCACAATATTACCATCAGCACCTGTGATCGCAAAAGGAGTTTTTGTGACTCCACCGTCGTTTACTGTGATAGATAAATCTTTGTCTTGTCTAGTTTGAGCTAAAGTTACATTTCCAGATGTAACTGTTACTGATAATTCTTGTGCATCACCGATGATAATTCCTGAATCTGTATCGATAGTAAGAGCACCTGTTGTGGTGTCTGCCTGATCTGATCTTAGGAAATTTCCTCCAGCAATAATTGTTGCTGATGTGTTTGATGTAGATGACACATCTAATGCCGCTGATTGAGCTGAATTAGCACCTTGGTATACAGCACCTAGTGTTGAATTAAGTGTGAGTCCTGCATACACAGTAGCAAAACCAGCTATTGCTGAGCCAGGAGTAAATGTTTCTTTAGAAAGTATTGCAGTTCTTGTGTTAGCCACATACATAGAAGAAATAACTTTGCTTATTCCCCCTGAATCATTTACTGTTTCAATTTTCCACCCTGATAAACTTTGATTTGCTGTATAGTCTGGACCTATTAATTGCCAAGTAGTTCCTGTGTAGAAATATAATTGTTTGTTTGTGCTGTCAGACCAAAGATCTCCTGCTGACGGAGAAGTTGGTTGTGTTGTTTGTGATTTTGCGCCACCTGTGGGCTTCCAGCTCGTGCCATCGTACACTTTGATTTGTGATGTTGATGTGTCGAACCATAGCTCGCCTGCTAATGGAGCAGTGGGTGCCGCTGATGATGCTGAATTCTCTAATAATTTTACAAGGTTTTCGTTTAATCCTTCACCAAACCCCGAATATGATTTTCCAAATAACTGTAACGATGTGGTGTTATCCACTGTACCGTCAGTGATTGTGGTGATTGCTGTGCCTCTTGTGTTATTAATTACGTACGCCATATACCTATATTTAGTGTTTTCCTACAGATACATAGATCGTGCCTGTACCTGCTGATCGATGATCTTCCATAGCCTTGCCAATAATAGATCCTAATTTAGGTTCAATTGCTTTTTTAGCATAGCCGGCTGTGTTGCCACTAGTTGTTAATAAATCTCCTTTTTCAATTACTCCTTCTACTTTACAAGGCACTTTTCCCACAAGTGCAACAGCAATACCTTCTGATTTGTCATTCATTAGGTAGGCTGGATTTGTAGAAACAACACCTGCTACTCGTGTGTCATTGGCCCATTGAGATATTGTGATTTCTTTTGGTCCTCCAAATATCACCACTGTGCCTGGCTCGTACTCGTGATCTGATTTGTAAACCTCTGCTAAGTCAGCGTACTGAGCTGATGTTGCTTTAGCATAAACTGTATTGTAACCTTTAAGACTTGTGCCAATATCATACGTGGCATCTACAGATGGTACTATACCAGCAGATGTTAATGTTCCTGTAACATTCATTATAGAAAAAGAACTTATTCCTGCACTTGTAATGTTTCCTGTAACATTACCTGTTAATGGTCCTGTGAAAGCAGTTGCATTTACTGTACCTGACACATCTAATTTTGTTGTAGGTGTGATCGTTCCAATTCCTACTCTTGATGCTGAACCATCAATAGTCATAACTGTAGCAGTTGTTCCTCCATCATTGACTTTAAATGTAATATCTGTGTCTACAACTAGATTTGAAATAACGGCTCCTGTTCCGTCAATTGTAATTTTAAAATCGTTGTCAGCACCTACCGTTAATCCAGCATCATTTACAATACCTAATGTGCCTGATGTGGTGTCGTTGGAATCACTTCGTAGATAATTAGCCGCGGCAACTCCACCTAATTTGTCTGCGTCTGTAGACGTGCCTGTAAATTTGTTGCCTGACACAGAAGTGGATAAAGTTATACCTGATGTAATTGTAGCAAACCCTGAAATTGCAGATTTTGGTGTAAATGAATCTTCTGATATAATAGCAATTCGTGTACCGTCATTATAAAGATTTGTGATGTTTTGATCAGCATCTGTGGAATCTTTGATTGTCTCATATGTAAAACCGTTTGTGGTTCCCGAAGTTGAAGGAGGTCCTACTAAAACATTAGACGACCCATTGTAAAAATATAACTGTCCTGTATCAGAATCAATCCAAATGTCTCCAGCAACTTGTCCTGCAGGTGCATCTGATTGATACCTTGCTCCACCTGCAGGAGCGAATGTTGATCCTGTGTATACTTTTAATCTTTCATCAGTTTTATCATACCAAAGTTGTCCAGTAATAGGTTTTGACGGAGCAGTTTGATCTGCAAAATTTTCTAATAGATGTAAAAAGTTTTCAGCAATAACTTCTCCATATCCAGCATATCCTTTTCCTACAAAACTTAAATCAGTTTGTATATTAAGAATTGAATCTTGTACCGTATAACTGTTTGGTGTTGCTGATGTATCTGTTTTGTTTACTGTATATGGCATTTACTTTATTCCGTAAAAGTTGTTAATGATTGTATTCTTAAAGTATAATCAATCTGTATCAATCTGTTCAAACTTTTTTGCACAGGATGGAAGATCACGTGAGTCAATAATTTGTTAGACGATCCGTTCTCTGTGCCTTCCCAAGATTTTAATCCTAATTCGTCAAACACATAATTTCCGTTGAAATCTGTTGTGTTATCAAAAGCCGCTTGTCCTGTTGGTTCGCCGTAATCAAGAGTACAAGTCACAACGATATCTGTATATTTGTTGCCCGCTGTGTGACGCACTTCCATTTTGTTTCTAGTGGTATCTTTATTTGTAGATGAATTATCGTCTATCACTTTATAATATGTTTGATTATAAAGTGTTGCATTAGTACCTGTTGAGTTAGGAGTTAGATAGGTAATAATTCCTGTTGGATCTACAGTGGTTCCACCGTTTCCAAATGCCATTTCGTGTACGAATCCTGTTGTTTTATTTGCAAGACTGTTGGCCAGTGCAGTGGACATATTTTCATAGTGTATTGCGTTTCTTTTATCCACAATAACTTCGCCTGATTCTGGATCCCAGATTTTGATGTGTCCTTGCATCATTACACCTGTTTGATCCTGAGGTTTTTTCTCAGACGTTTTTTCTTCTATTTTTTGATTTTGTTCTTCTTGCATCGTACTATATTTATTCAGGTGCATTTGTTGGTTCTCCTGCTATGAATTTAGCTTGGTTAGTTGTTGCTCGTTGTAGTCCTTTACCGTTTGCCGCTGTGGATACACCTGCATCATACCACACATATCCGCGTTTTTGTAGTATTTTTACTTGAGTACCTGAGGCAGGAACCGCTGTAAATGTGACTGATGCTGTGGATCCGTCCACAATGTAATTTACAGTGCTACCGTCCTCACTAGTTGCTATCAATCTTCGGCCACCAATGAAAATGTCTAACTCACTAGCCGAGGACGGTGCATATGTTGTGGCAAATGAAGCAGTACTACCGTCACCTGTATATGTTTTGGTATAGATAGTATCTGCATAAGGCACAATTTGATTGCTTCCAAAGTCTACCACGTCTGCTCCAGAAGAGTGTGCCTTAATTCCTGTTCCAAGAGTACCACGTCTGATCTGTCCTAACGTGTTACCTGTTTTTGTGAAAAATTCAATTCTTTCTTTGTCTATCATTATAACACCTGGTTGATTTGCTGATGCACTTGGTATTGATAATACTGATCCGTCTGCAACTGTGATTGTTGTTGATTCGTCATTTACATCTGCCGCCAATGTTGTTGTGTTATTTTTTGAAATTCGTTTGTAGAAGGTTCTGTTCAACATATCTTTAAAAATTCTGTATCCAGTTGCATTTGTTGATCCATCCACAGCAAAATATAGAACATCTATTCTGTCAGCAGTGCTTATAGTTCTTCCAGACACTGTGATTTTATTGCCTTCTAATAAGAAATCGTGTCCGTATACTAGAGGTGATTGATTCAACATTACGTAAACATAGTTGTAATCATACGGTTCAGCGGCAAGATAAAACTCCCCTGATGCTCTGCCTTCTAACACTTCTCTTCTAATTTTAGATCCTACGGCATTGTTAAATGTTGTCACAGTTAATACATCTCCTGATGTAAATGTGATACCATCTGCAGATATCTGTGTTGTGTTAATGTTTAAATCTGTTGAGGAAATTTTATAATGGTTATCTACCAGTGTTGTGATAGCAACGACATCACCTTCAGCTGGTGCTGTCACAAATTCTACCTGTTCAGATCCAATGTTCACAATATAATCTGTGTTAAGCATCTGTTTAGATCCATTTTTGTATAATTCAATCTGTGCGGCAGATGTGATTGTTTTAGCAGGATCTACTGTGCTACCATCTGACAGTCCCGATACCACTCCATATTTGAATGCTGTGGTTGTGCCATCCCCAGAATAATAAGTGTTGTCTGGACCTCGCAAAATTTTTCCATTTAACTCTACGATAGTCAACCCAGCATATGGTCCAATTGCTCCTGGAGGATATGTTAAACCATATGTTAGTGTTGCTCCGTCCCAAGTTATTGCTTGGGATCTTAATTCATTGTATGCTCGAGTACCTGGTGTTTGGTTGAATCCAGCAATTTGAATTGCGGCATTAGCCGATGGTGCAGAAGTAAATGTTACTGTGACTATTTTGTTCTGTTCTGAAGTTGTATAACTTGTAGTAGGTACGCCATCTATTGTAACATATAACTGAGGCAACGAGCTGTCTAATTGATATGTATCTCTAGCACTGGTAGCAAAACTTCTAGTACTTCCATCTCCTGTGAATTCGTTTAATAGCACATAATTAGATCCTGATATTGCAAAACTCTTAATGTTGATTATCGCATCTACTGCTGGTGCAGGAGTTAATGTCACAGTTTTTGCTTGAACATCTACTGTGAATTCTGAGTTAAGTGTTTGTGCTACACCGTTGACCGACACAAAAACACCTGCTTGTGTGCCGGGTTTTTGTCCTATATTAAATGTTGTTGTGCTTCCATTACCGATGTATGTTTTGTTTATAATAAATGGTACACCAGATAATGGTGACGTATAAACTTTAATATCCACTGTGTCAAAGATTGACCCTGGAACATTCTCTTCTGGTGCATACGAGGTGTCAGGTGTAATAAACGCATCACCTTCAAGGTTAATGTCTGCTGGATTTAATCCCACAGCACTCGTAAACTGACCACCTGATATCAAAGAATCTAAAATTCTATCATCAGTGGGTGTAAGTACTTTGTCTTCGTCAAAAGGAATAAATTCAACTTTGACGCCATTACCTGGTGCTGAACTTAATGTAAATGTTTTTGTTGATCCATCACCTCTGAACACATCTGCTGTTTGTCTTACTCCGTTATAATAAACTGTATAAACTTTTGTAGTAGCAGGTGCTGTTGAGAAAGTGAAAGCAACTGTACTTCCATCTCCATAGAATGTTCTCACATTTGAAGATCCATAAGAGTCCCATGGTGAATCGTACCACGACGATCTGTCCCATCCTTGATCATTAGAGAATGCAAGTCCTGTAACTTGAACTCCACCGTAATCTATGCCCTCCATAACCTGTGCTAACTCATTGCCTGCCATTCCTGCTGTTGGTGTGTATAATCCGAGTGTTCTCTCTGCGGCAGTAATATAAGATTCATCACCTCTTAATTTTGTTAGGTCTACTAAATGAGAATCAAAGTCGCTAGTGGCAGTAAATCTTGATGTTGCTCGATATAATTCATTATTGTATCTTATTAAACTTGCATATTCGTAAGTTGTGCCTACAGTATAAGTGTACACTGTAGCATCTCGAGCCACTCGGTCAAACTTAACTGTAACCTCTAGGTCTCTCACTGTGCTATTGACTAAATTAGCATAACCCTTGGCTTGATTTGCTGGGGTGCTTCCTCCAGATTCTCCGCCTGTGATTGCAACTGTAGGAGTGGATGTATATCCAGATCCTGCATTAGTAACTGTGATTGAAACAACTTTACCATTGCTGATTTTTGCAACAGCAGTAGCACCTGTTCCGCCACCGCCTGTGATAGTGACTGTAGGTGCCTGTGTATAGCCAGATCCTTGATTGAACACAGTGATTGAACCAATGGTTTTTTTGTAATTGTCTATCCAGAACTTCCACGGATACTCTGTGATTCGTGTAGAATCTGCTGGACCGTTTATATCAATTGATCTAATTCTTGCCTCAGAAGCATCATAGAATGTAGGGTTATCAAAGTCTGTATTGATTCCATCTTGTGTTTCAACGTTGGTATAGCCTACTTTGTATTCTCTGATTTTTGTGTGATACGGTTTTACTTCGCTGATATAACTTTCTACATAATTTTCTGTGCCTGTTGTATAAGTTTTTCTTTGATCCAATCGTCTAAATGTATTTGTTACATTTATAAAACTGGTTTTAAACAGCCAGTCCACATACAATTGTTGTTCTAATACGTTTCTTAATGATGTAAAGAAAATATTATTATATTCAACTTTTAAATCTCCTACAAATATGTCATCTCTCAATGCAGTTAAAATTTTACGAGTTTCTGTAGTTGGAACGTTATCAAAGAAGTTACCGTCGAATGTATCTCCTCCAGCAAATCCAATATTTTGAATGTTATAGTCATAGATATCTTTTTTAATTTGAATTGTACCGTTTTGTGTAGCAACGTTGGACCATCCGTCATTAGTTTTTACATACAACTTCCATCCGCCGGTGTCAGCATTTTTAACTTTAACTATTTGATCCGTATCTAATGACAATTCATCTAAGTTATACTCGTAATTAACTTGAACATCAATCCTTGTATTTGTGTCATAGCCCGAAGCATACCAGTCTGCCAAACGATAGTAGGCAGAAGTTTTGTAGGTCTGCACTCGAGTTCTTGAGAATTCTGTGCCTGTCCATTGATATATCGCCCAAAAACCGTTTGAGTTTTGCTCATCAGCTCTGACCAGATAATTCACTGTGCCACTTAATTCTCCTGTGTTAACAAAAGTTAAATCTTGATAGGTATCGACAGTGGCATCCCATAATCCTGATTGTGCTGTAGGTTCTGGATCTTCTGAATTTAAATTTTTAAAATTAATTGTGCCTGCTAATTGATTTTTTAACAACACCGAGTTTGTGTAATCTATTAGTTGTTGAAGAGCCTCAAATCTATCTGTGAACCAACTTTGTCTAGGTCTCACACTTGTTCCATATCGTTGATTCACTGGAAGATCAATATCAGGTATTTGATTACCTGCCTCGTCTGATCCAATTAAACTATCCCACCATTTTTTTTCTATTGAAGCATTAGGTCGATCATCCTTATTACCTTCTTGAATTATTTTCCATATTTTATGTGTCTGAGACTGGTTTGTATTAGTTTTATAATCAACATTTAATACAGTATTTTGAGTTATTAAAGAATCTTTAATATTCCAAGTAATTAAACTGTTTGTATCACACACAGCAAAATATTTTATACCACTTGCAAAAGGATTAGAGATTAAATTAGACACATAGCTTGTAGTATTTTTTCTTACCACTACACTCTTCGCTGTATCAGGTAAGAATACAGAATTTTTAACCCAATAATAATAATAGTTTATAAAACCGTCTACAGTAGAATTATATTTTTGTTTAACGGTGAATACTGTATTGTCTGGATGTAAAGGTTGGCCTGAAATATTTTGAGTTAATCCTGTTACAGTATTTGATCTCTGTGCCCATTCACTTGGAAGTAGTGTAGACTCTACCCATTCGTAAATATCTATTGACGATCCAGGAAACAGTTTTCCCCAGTTCTTGACTTTATATTCTTGTCCACCTTGCTCATACCATAACCATTTTACTGTCGACAGATCCCACCATACTGTGCCTATTTTCTCTTCATCCCACGCCGTAGATGGGTTGACTACTTTTGATGTTGATCCAATATTATATACTGCTGGATCCCAGGCGGTTTTGTAATTAATTTCTCTGTCAGCAGGGCCTAATATTCTTCCTTTCACAGGATCATAATAGTTTAGATAATCTATAATTGCATTTTTACTTCTATCAAAAATAAATCCAGAACTAATTGTTGTACTGTTTATTAAAGCTGTTTCAGTTTCTAACACTGCCCAAGCATACGTACCTGCAGTCTTACAATCAAACACGCTTACAGTTCCGTCGTTTACAACACCACTTGCAGAATCGTCGTCTGGTGCACCTACATACAACTGATTGTCTGTGATACATACACCTCTACCAAAATCGTCATTAACTGATACTGAAGTTGTAACAATCTTATCATCAATAACAAATTTTGTATCATACATAGTGGCAGTAAATGCACCACCCGAACCAATGTTTGAATCTACAATGTTTGTATCTTGTAAATCAAATGTTGTGGCACCTAAATCAAATTTCATTGTCCTTGCGTTTGAAAAGTTTTCAGCACCAATTACTACTCTCGTACCTGCATCGTTGATATCTAATGAAGTACCGAATTTCATATTAATTTGATCTTCTGGAGATTCTAGAGTTTGTTTTAATGTATAAGTGTTGGTGCTTCCATCATCGTTCCATTTGTAATAATACACAGCACCTGCATCTGCTTGATCTGTTTTATCATGATTAGGAGAACTTATAATAAGTGTTGTACCATCTTTGCTCATCGCAATATCTTCGCCAAAGTTAGTGTTTAATGATGTACCATCAGCAGAAACTCCTGTCAGAGTCTGTCGATGAGTCCAAATATTAACCGTGCTTCCGTCGTTGGTGTGGCCTCCTCTTGTGAAAATTTCTACTGCACCTGCATTGCCTGGAGATTTTGCCGCAACTGCAAGAATGTCTCCATTATCGCTAACTGCTACTCTATGACCAAATCTATTATTACTGCCTGCATTTGACGAAGTAATTGAAACATTGTGCGTCCACGTATCGTAGGTTGAACCGTCTACGCCAACCCCCCAGGTATACATATGAACAACACCATTGTCATTATTGTGTCCTGGAGCAGAAACAAATAGATACTTCTCTAATGTAGATATTGTACTAGAAACACTAGGTTCAGCGATAGTATGATGCCAGCCAAAATTTGCATTTTCTAAATTAGTGCTTCCGTCGTGTGGTGAAGTTAATGTGCTTAATAGAGAATATGATTTTGTAGTACTATTCCAAATATAAATTTTTATTAGACCCGATTCCGTGTATCTTGTACTGCCATCTCCGCCTACTGCATCTGTATATGGCGCACCTGCAACCACAAAATTCTCATCGGTGCTTATAGATAAACTTTCTCCTAATCGACTGCTCACTAGTTCACTAGCATCAGTCATTGTGGTACTGCTTTGAATTGTGTACTGTGTTCCCGCCGTGCTTTGTCTTCTAAAAAAGAAATGTATGGTTCCTTGTCCTCGCGATGGAGCAGAAACAACCACTGTTCTTCCATCATTTCGAGCAACTATACGATATCCAAAATCTTGGTCATTGTTACTGTCCGGCGAAGTTAATAATTTAAATGTATATGGATCACATTTTTCATAAATTCTCCATAATCCATCGTTAGACTTAGAATCAACAAATACTCGATCTCCATTCTTCTCGTTTACTATATCAATATCTTGATATTCTGAATAATTTAATTGATCATTCACATTATCTATACTTGCTAATCTAACAGAAACTAATTTATAAACATCACCAAATGTGTCTAATGTACTGCCATCTGCTAACCGTGATAATGCTATGATCTGATTTGTTCCTGAAAAATCAAAAACAAGTTTTCGTGATGAAGGCACTGATGAAATTTTATAAACACCATTTAAATTAGTAAATTCAGAATTTCTTATTGCAAAATATATGTTTTTTGTAAACGAATGATCTTTATCCAATGTAACTTGTAACTGTAGTCCTTCATTAACATTTTCAATTCTTACAATTTTTATATTTGTTTTTGAAATTCGTTGAACGTCCCAGTCTAAATTTTCTTTATTAGCAATCCACAGTAAATCGTTGTCTTCAATTAAATTAACATCAAGATTTGTAATATCTTTGACTTTAAATGCTGTGTGTTGTACATCTTGCAATCGAGGATAACCTGCTGTTTTATATATTTGTACTACGTCTCTGTCTATTCCTGCAGAAGAATAATCATAACGAGAGAAACTGTCAGCCACATAATCAAGTGGTTTATTATATAAATCATCTACTAGAACACGTATAGATTTTGACCAGTCTGAATTATTAGTAGGATTATCGAGTATTTCAATACTTTGTATATTGTCAGTAAATTTTGTATCATCCATTGTAATTTGTACTGATTTTGTATTGTCACTGTTTCCAAATTCTCCTACGCCGATCATCCATTCTGGATATAGAGACAATGAAATATTTTCACCTTCAAATCTTGCTTTTAACAATCGATCAATTGCATTCATTGTACCTTTTTCTCTGATATAACCTTGATAAAATTTATACTGGGTTATGTCGTTGACAAAAAGATTTTCTAAATAATCTCTTGATTGGTATCCGACTAATTGTTGAGCTAGTTTCTGTTGTCCTTCCACAAAGTTATTAGTTTCTAAATTATAGAAGTCATTAAATTGTGATATTTTATAATCAAAATTTGGAATTAACTGAGCGGCTGGTTTTGAATCATTTTTATTCCACTGCTCGTAATCAAATTTAGATCCTGAGTTGTGATTAGTTTTTGATACGTAAAATTTAGATTGGTGTTCTATTGTGTCTCCTACTGCATAATCAGTGTTTGGAGACCAAATACTAATTTTTGCCTCATCAAAAATAAATCCAGGTGAATAGTAATCACCATTCCAATTAGCAGTTTTCCATCCTACTAGTTTTAATCTTGCCTGACGGAACCCAGTAGATAACTCTAATAATATGTCGTTGAATACTGTGATATTATCAAATAATATAATTTGTTCTTTCTGCACAGCGTTTAGTACTACATTGAAAATACCTTTTTCAGGATCTGTACTCTCAATATCAAAAGTTGTACCTACTCTTTTAGTACTAATACTTTTCTTACTCATGGTTCTTCCACCAGCATCTAACACTGTGTATTCACCTAATAAGTTTTTAAGTTTTCCTATTGTGCTGTTTTGTGTTTCTAATTCAAAACCTTTACCTGCAGGCGATAGAGTGATCGCTGAACCTGGTGCCCACCCTTGGCGAGTCCAATACACAAATTCTCTAGCAGAAGTTTCCCAATTGGCTATTGCATTTATTTCATTGGAGAATTTTTCAAAACGGAAACCTTGTGATTCAAGATACTTTCCGTACCCTGTTAAAAAGTCTACAACTTCTTGTGGTGTTTTTAAAACAGATCCGTACGTTAAAATAGATTCTTTGACACTGTAATTTTTATATATAACGGCTTTACCATTACCCATAGTAATCGAATAACTGTTTCCGTTTCTAATAGGTTGAAGATATTTGAAGTAAGGTCTCAGAGTATTGTATCCAATGAGTTTATAACCGCCATCTAAACTTGATCCATCAGCACCAATGTCTGTGTTAATTTCTATCAACACACCTGAATAATCATATTTTGCAACAGGATTAGATGTTCTGAAAACAATCTTATAATTTTCATCTGGAATAAATTGAGAGCCTGCTGTACTACCTGGTGAAAATGAATCTGTTAATATTTTTAAATTGTCTTTATCTGTGAATCCACCTAATTTGTATGCCAACTGCACACTTAGATTTTTCATTTTATCATAGTAATACACAGCAGGATCAAGAGTATTTTTAATCAAATAATTAACTATAAAAGGTTGATATCCTGCTGTCTGATATCTTGTTACTATACCTGTAGCAGAATTTGTTACAGTTTCTAAATGGTATCGTGCTGTTTTAATATCTTGTCTTACACCTGTATCTAAATCAACTAAATTACCTGCTGTGTTTGGAGTCAATCTTGAGTTATCAAAAAATACTCCAAAGAACTTAGCAGGACGAGTTAGTGCTAATAATTTTATAACAGCGTAAGCATAATCTGAGCTTCTGCGCCAAGCAGTTTCCGCTGGTGCTTGATCTCCAAACTGCCATCTTTCTGCAATGCCTACACCTGCGTATGTGTCAATTAATCCTGTTTGAATTGGATTCAATAGTTCTCCATTTTCATTTACAGGCAAACGATTTAATAACCCATCTCTGACATATCTTTCATTGGTCTTTCCAGCTGGTGAATCGTATCCTGCGGCAATATCCTCCCACATCACGGAGTTGCCAGATGTGTAAGGTGCTGGTCCATATCGAGATTCCCAGGTAGAAGGTTTTTCTGTATAACCCAGCATCTCCCACGGATGAGTATGCGGACGATCTGTGTCATAGAAATGTTTGTATATCGCTCTCCAGTAGCCTGGTAACTGACCGCCATTGATATCTTTGTTGAATTTATAATTGTATGTGAACGGATCCGCGGCAGAATATGTAGAGTTTATCTGATAGTCTACAGCATTCTTACCTGCCCAGGCATAAAAATCTGTGCTTAAAATGTCTGTGATTTCTTGAGCTGTGTAATCTGTATCTACAAACCCAGAAGGTATAACTTCTGATGCTGGCAGAAGAGTGTCGTTATACGCAGTCTTACAGTTGTTATAGATTCTTTTTTCTAATTCTAATAGAATATCATCACGGAAGTCTCCATATGTTTTGGTTCTTGAACCATCGTGTCCCACGATCACGTTGGTCGCTGTTCTATAAGTGTTGTCTGACACCAACTCTGGTTTGAATTTTGGATACATTCCTAGTTTGGTTGGAGTGGGAGGAACGAAACTGCCTGTAGTATCTGTGTAATCTTTAATCACTAACTTATCGCCGACTGCAAGTGTAGTAACAATTGTAACACTGTCTTCAGTAGTGCTGAATGAGTAGTCTGTGCCTCTCAATAATAATGTATTGTTAAGATAAACATATACTGCTCGATTACTCGCTTTTGTGACGTCAAATTGTGAATCTATCGCATACGTTACTTCGCTTTCGTCTTGAACTGTATAATTCCTTATAGAAACATTTTCTCCATGACCCACCATATCTTCGTAGAAGAAAGGAAAACTATAATTTTTATCTTTAGCTAGTCCTGCTATGATGTCATCCACTCGCTGTGCGACAGTACCCTCATAGGTTTTACCTGTGTCGTAGTTTAAAAATGCTTCTTTATATCGAACATACTCATCACGACAATAATCTAATGCACTTACAAAATTTGCGTTTGTGTCAATTAAATTAAAAAAAGCCGCAGGCAATGGTCCTAGGTGCTGTAAAATTGTACCACCTTTTAATCGCACATCTGGTAGATCTCGAAGATTGGATGATCCTGGCATTGGTCCCACAATGTCAATGTTCTTTTCATGAATGTCGTGAACGTGTTTTAATATCTGACCAAATGTGGCAGTTGCTATCTGTTCGTTGAATGGATTGGTTGAAATATTTTCTGGAATTTCGTATAAACCTTCAGCAGACTGTTTGGCTGTTTTACTGTAACATTCTAATTTAATTAAATCGCCTACAGATAAATCCTTGCTGAATTGAACAAATTTATGTACGGTTCCATTGACCAGTGTGTAGTCTATGGTTGAATCTTTTCTTAGGTGGTTTACATCCACTGACACTTCTAACTCTGCAAGATCTTTTGAATTAGCAAAAACATCTATCGCAAACAATCTTTTTTCTTTGGCATCTACTGTGTATGTTCGAACTACTCTCTGATGGCTTTGTGCTGGTCTTTTAATCCAGGCACTCTTTGAATTATGTGTGAGTCTACCTGTGGTATAGTGTAGATGTCCTGCACCATATTTTTTTGTATAACTGTTTTTGTTGAAAATATATGAGAATGAGCCAGACGAAAGGTCTGTTTCAAACACAATGTCTCCTACATTGTTAATTGTATTGTATTTTACTCGTTTACCTAACACTGTGTCTATAGGAGACGACGCTGAAACTTTGTAATTAAAAACTTTAGCACCTGTAAATGTACTGTTAGGATACACTGTTGTGTCATCAAATGGTGTGTGATGATCGTCCCACATACCAAATAGGGGCTCTTGGTTTAGAGCAGTTTTGGTTTGTCCTGTTTTCCAACTCTTTGTGTTACTATCATAATAATAGGTTTTTCCTTGATTGCTGGTACCTAATTCTACAAACACCGTTTGGCCATCTTCTGGAGTGGTATCTATAGCTTCTGTTAAAGATATCACAGATCTAGAACCTACAGTAACAAAATTAACCACATAAATTTTATTCTTTACGAGAGAATCTGTGTCAGCTGTGAATAACACTCGCATACCGTTCACTAATGGAACACCGTCAATAATATATCCTGGAGTGTTAGGAATAGTGCTCATAACATCTGTTGTTTTATCGTCGATAAGTGCAATGCTTTTTTTTGCAACAGTGCCGTGATTATATAATGCGAGGCCTGAATCAAATTCTATAATTGGTCTTTTTGCTCGATCTCCTTCAACTAGATTAGCAGTATAACCGTTAGCATTGGCAGTAGCTTCTATGATTGCTCGATGAAACCATCTATTGTATCTTGACCAGGCATTTCTATCTACAGAATCTCTCTTAATTGTGATATAATCTGGATCCTTTGGTCGATAAAAGCTGATTGAATACGGTCTCGAGTCATATGCAACTTCGTCGTATAATGTTGTGGTCTCTTCAGAATAACTCTCTGGTGTGATTAGATCTTCAACATTGGTTAATGTAATGTCTTCACCTACTCCTTCGATATAAAATTGTTTACCTGCATATGTGGCGCTATCTGTCACATTGGTTCCAAACTTAATTTTCATACCATTAGAAAATTTTACCCCAGACCCTGAGGTATAATTTTTTGCTCCAATTATGTCGTTGGCAACATCAATGTTTGTGGTTGCTGAAATAGTTTTAATTCTTATTACACCGTGCATACTAGCATGAGTACTACATTGATAATAGAGTACGTCAGGAGCATTAGATGGTATTTCAAAAGTTACAATACCGTTAGAAGCGCCGTTGCCGGTCACTCCATTGTTGTATAACACAGATGTTGATCCATCCACCGCTATACCAGTCTTGAAAGGTTCCGTCATTATGTAGAATGGATGACGACCACGTGTGCCTGGAGTAGTTCCTGGACTGTTAACTAAAAATTTATAAGTGTTTCCTCTATAAAGAGTTAATGTTGGATTTTTTATGTCTTTAATATTAGAAAATTTATAAGCGAGACCGTCACTTGTTACATCTATTTCTGTAACAGCACCTGTACCTACTGATGGAATTAGAATTGGATTTGGTCCTTCTGGTAACCAATAGTATTCTCGATAATTTACGAGTTTGTCAAAATCTATAGCCGGATTCCAAGCATACACTGTTTCTCGAGATAGTCTGTCATGATTGTCTACGTTACCTCCAAAGAATTTGATTTGATTTATAAAATCGTCATAGGTTGCTGTAAATTTAACCTGATCTTCAGGATTAATTGATGAGTTATCTCGATCAATGTAAGTTACTGCGGGCTCTAATTGATAATCTTCTCTTAATTTGTTAGTACTTGGAACATAATTGTCTGTATTTTTATGAGTGTAAGCATATCTTCTTCCAATATATCCATCAAGTCTTTCCAACTCGCCTGGTTGAATTAATTGATCTACTGTGCTTCCTAAAAACCGTTGGTTATTATCTGTTCTGTAGTATGAAGGTAAATGAGCAACGGATCTTCTAATCTTTGTGCCGTTACTATCTGTAACAACTTCGAAATTGGTTTTTGAATTTGTTGGAGAGTCTGCCATCGTTAGTATCCTGTGCCACTACCTGGTTGAGTAGACGTGGTCACTGAAGATACTGCTGATGAGGATCGAGTGTTTGATGTTGTTGAAGTAGTCGACGTAATCACTGTTCCTGTAGACACCAACTGATTGGCTCCAAGTGCATCAATGATTTCAACGTTATCAACGGTGGCCCCGCTAACAAAAATTTCGTCTGCCGCTGAACTGATCTGAAACAGAGAACCAAAACTCTGTGTAGATTGGTTAGGAACAATTACCACAGTCAATAGATCTGGTGCAAGTTCCTGGTGTATATATGCGGCTAATTCTGTAAAATAAAAAGTGTCACCAAAATCAAAATTGTTCAGTGCAAAGAACTCATTGATAGCGGCAATGACTCGAGTTCTAACCACAGCATTAGAAACATTAGTTTGGGTGTTTTTTACAACTTTAAATGTAGCTCGATACTCCTCGTTTGCTTGTGGTCCAAATAATATATTATACTTTACAGGATGATATATAATTTGATCTGATAATCCTTTGATTGCATTCAAAGAAGAAGAATAACTGATTCTCATTTGATCACTGGTACTTGGTTCGGGTTTTGTACCGCCTTCCTGTAACCAAGTTCTAAATAATGTATCGTAATTTCTTTCTAATAGATAGATATCAATAATGTTTGACACTGAAGGATCAATTCGTGTGTTCTGTCCTGCATTGTGTCTATACTGAAAATCAATCGAAGATCTGCCTCTTCGAGCAATATAATCTGTTGAAGTAGTTAAAGTAACAGTTGTACTATTGTATTTTTTGATCACATTTTCTGAACTTGCATAGAAATAAAACAATTGTCCATTAGTGTAAGATCCAGGCAGAGAAATGTCTGATTCGTTTTCAGTAACCACAAAGTTTGTTGCCGCATATGGTCTGTATCTTTCAATATTGTTATAACTGGTGTACTTTTCAAAGAAAACAAATTTTGTTGACACACTTGTGTTTGGTTCTACAACGATATCAAAAATTTCTGGATTATCCACCACACCGTCATCATCTCCGTCATAAAATCCCACTTCAACTTTGCGATTGTCTTGATACCCATCTGCTTCCTGCACAGTGTTCACTACCTGCCAATTAATTGGATAGCCAAAAGCAGTTCCGCTTGTTGGAGACGTATTATTTTTTAAAATTTTTACTGTATCTTTGACAGTTGTGCCTGTAACATAATCATATATTTTTTCTGCGGCATCGTAATGGAATTTATTTTGTCCTACTGATTCAAAAATGTATTTTAATGATCGGTATGTTACTGTATATGTGTTTCCATCATTAGTAAATTTAAAGAACCAACTTGCATCTAGATTTGAACTTGTGGCATCTCCAGCATATGCAAGATCAAACACAGAGGATGTACTTAGGTTTGCACTTGTGATCACTTTCCATTCTTCGTTTTCTTCATCGTATCTTAAACCAAATTCTTCATATGATTCAATTCTATTTGTTAAATCCTGTTTCAAAGATGCAGGAAAATCTGTTACAAAATTAGGTATTACGGCATTTAAAACTGCGTTAGCGGGTACAATACTTGCTAGTGTTATTGGCCCTAACCCAGATTCTAGATTACCTACACCTCCATTGGCTCCATCACCGTTTACTAGAGCAAGTTTTGCCCATTGTCGATCTTCAGCACTGTTTGTACCATCTGTAACTAATTTTCCATTTAAAAATTTACGTGAGTCCGGAGATGTAAATTTAATTAGAGCACCAGGTTTCGCATATTTTAAATTTGATGTGGCAAAGTCTCCAACCACCAACGGTCCCGAACCATTAAAAAATCCTGTGTTAGTATTTGTGCTAGTCGTTGTGCTAACCCAACTCGCTGATAGAGTTGATAGATTTTTTGTTCCATATTTTAAGTAATAAAATTGTCTTGCACTTGCATCATTTAATTTGTTTTCTACATTAGAGTTAATTGTACTTAGGATTTCGTTTCTATTAGTAAATGTAAATGTAAATGTAGGTTGTGTTTCTTCTCTATAAAGAATACCATCATCGGCATACACAGCAACATTTGAATATGCTCCAGATGGATCAATAATCTCTTTAGCTCTGGAAATACCTGATGCTATTCTGTTTGTGGATTTAATTTTAATAATCTCTTGTGAAACTGAAAGAGGTACAACATTGTAATCTTCTGCTGTAATCATTCTATTCTGTGCATAATACACCTGTGATGCTTTTTGTTTTATAGATTCATTTGATTCTGTTGCCGCGGCGTTGTACACTGATTGTTTCAAACTTGCTGTCATTGTTAACGTCTGCTGACCGCCGTTTGCATCTTGGTATGGTATACTAAATCTTATCGATTGAAGGTCTGTACTTTGGATTGTGTACTTTTGATTGTCGCTGGTTCTGTAATAAAGTCTAAATGTGCCAGAAGGTAAATTAGAAAAATTTCCATCGCCAAACACTAGATCAATAGTATCATTATTTTTTGTAATAACATTATAAATGTCTCTTTCATTCTTTGATAAAGAATTATAGATAACATTATTTCCAGACAATGCTGGAACTTGTGTCCATAATTTTTGTATTTGTCCAAAATCGTCTAATTGATATAACCATACATCGTTGTTATTAACATTCTGTGTAGAAAAAGATTGAACATAGTTTGTGGTTGGTTTTTCTATAGTAAAATCTTTAAATGCCAATGACCCTTGTTTGAACATTGAGAAGAATCCAGTATTGTTTGAGGAATCTCCAGACCCGTCGGATCTATAAACATAAGAAAACGCTCCGCCTGATAATGGACTTTCTTCAACGATAGATTCTCCAGTGCTCAATGATGCTGGTACTATTTCAAAGTTCCTAGTTATACCGCTGATAGCTTTAGTGAATTTAAAAATTGGCAAATCTACGTTGGTTGAGTTAACTGTGTAAGTTTCAGTTAATATACCTCCAACTGTAGCAGTTTCTTTCGGCCTGCCAAAATTTTGACCAGTAAAGTTTGCCGCATTTAAAATTGTTACAAATTGAGATCTATAATTTGAATTAGTTGGATCATTCCACACAATTGTGGTATTCGCTAAGTTGGTACCTGTAAAATCTCTGATAGTTTGAGTAGTTGACACTGTATCAATTTTTAAAAGTCCTGTTGCTGATATATTTCTTTTTGGATTATAATTGATTAATCTTGCTAATCTTAAAATTGAATCTCGTCTTTCTGCTGTGTCTAAAAAATTTTCTCGAGCATTTAGGTCCACTCTGAAAGAAAGTGATTGTGCTATGTAGGCAATAAGATCAATCAGAGCCACATACTCTGAAGACTCTACGAAATCGTTGAAATCGTCAGGATAGTTCTCACGAAGATATGCTATCATGGTTCTTCTTAGAGTGGCAAAATCGTAGGATTTAAAATCTGCCTGTTGAAAAGCAGTGTAGATTTTTCTCCAATCTTCCGCAACTAATAATCTATTTTGTCTATCTGTAGTGGCCATGTGTAATTACAATGATATTTATAAGAAATAAAATATGCGTATATTAAGATAGACGTAATATGCTGTCTTCGTCGAAAGAAAATACAAGTTTTTCAGTGATATTGTATGGCACATAGGTCAGTGTTGCTTCTATCTGTAAACCGTGTTCGGCTTGACTCACTACAATGTCTGTGGTTTTTAAACGAGGATCAGCATTAAGATTTTGTGTAACATCATCTAATATGGCTTGTTTTAATGCTTCAGTAAAAGGTTCAAAAAGAGAATCATATATGATTGTACCAAACTCTGGATTTTCTACTCGTTCTCCTTTACGCACACTCAGCCTATTAATAAGATTCTGTTTGATGAGACTAAAATCGTACAGTCTATAATTGTCTTGGTCTGCTCGAGAACTAAACCCTTTAAATACCTGACGTGTTATGCCTGTTTTACCCTTTTCAGTTTCTGCCGCCATTTAATCTCTCCAATAGTTGTGTATAGTCAACTTTGTAATACCCTGTTGAATCTAATTCAACACACTCACTGTATTTACTCTGTAAAATTTCTTGGGCCATCACACCAACGAATCTTTGTGTTTTATTAAACGTATAATTGTATTCATAGAAATTTACATTATTATATGAATCAATTTTAATAACGTTCTCTTTCAATCGAGCATCAGAGAATAATTTTCCTATCGACGAAGCAACTGAAGCAATAGTACTCGAAAAACTAGAACCAAAATTCGAAACTAAACTTGATACTTTAGTCACTGCGGTAACTGCTCCTCCTTGGAAGTTTTTGAATGTGTTAGATAAAATTCCTCCAATTCCGGCCTGCCCATAACTGCCAAATATACCTTTGGTTCCTGTATCAAAATCTCCTAACGGTCCTTTGCCAAAAAGAATATCTTTGCCAATTTCTCCTGCTTTGCCTCCTGTGATATCATTTATGCTTTTAAAAGTGTTTGCGGCACTCATACCAATGTCAGCAATATTTGACAATTTACTAGATCGTCCTATTATTGCATTGAGTTGGTCAGAGGCAAGGTTAGTAGTAAGTTTGCTTAAATCTATATTAACAGAACCACCAGTACCAAATATACCTTGCGTGCCTGTGTCAAAATCTCCTAATGCTTTTTGGCCAAACAAAATATCATTCACTTTAGTATCTCCTAACGATATTGCAAGATCTGGCATATCAGGAATATTCAAACTGCCTGCTCCAGAAAAAACTTTATTGAGAGATTCTAATTCTAGTGTTTTGTTCAACACATTGCCTGTTGTGGTTTTTATTTTATTAATTTCACTTAAATCACCAAATACTCTTTGTACATCACCTGTGATTTCTTTTCCTAGATTAACTGCTGAAAGTATTTTGCCCCCTTGATTAATAAACACTTTATCTTTTAATTGATCTAATGTTGATCCTGTAATAGTTTGAATAGTTTGTTCCACTGCCTCACTTATACCTGCTGAAATTGGACTTAATTTGAATGGTCCAGAATCTAGAAGAGCATACAATTTGTTATAATCTTTTGTAAATTGATCTGCGGCCGACTGTAGTTTTGCCAGTGTAGGGGAAGCAATATTACCTGTGCCTGCTTCGATTGATCCTGTTAACTTATTCACTGCACCAGACAAACTGTAACCTTGTTTTTCCATGTATGCTTGAAGGTCTGCCTGGAACTGGCCAATTCTCACTGTGGGGTTATCACTGGTTCTGTTTCTTTGAGCCACAAACTGTGCTGTGCCTGGCACAGAAGAATTTGAATCTGGTTCGTATCCTGCAAAACTAATCACCTTATCATAGTGATACGGATATGGTTCGTGTGTTGGCACTCGCATACCCGACATCGAAACTGTACCTATAGGTGATACTTCAATAGGACGCAGTAAAAATTTTGCCACTGGATTCACATCTGGAATATATTCTCTTTTGGTTCCTGTGCCTGACGGATCCAACACCGACGTTCTTTCAATAGTTTTAACAAGATCATTAACACGACCCACTGAGTTAAAATGAATCTGTGAACCAATTAGATGTTGTACACCTATTGATTGTTGCATAATATTCTGTCCTACATCTGTGATAAAACTGCCCACAGGCGCTTTGTTAACAATGCTACCTGTGGTGGCTTGAAAAGAAATATCTTGATCTGCGTAATTTTGTATTGCGTAACCGTCTAGGACCAATTTACGAGCGGCACTTAATTTAATATCATTATGAGCAAACATATTGATGTTACCATCGCTGTGATAGTTGATATCACCCCTTGCTCTCAAAGAAACGTTGCCGCCTGAATAGATATCTATAGAACCGTTAGCGGAAAACTCCATCCAAGTGTTACCTGACGCATTGGCAAGATACACAACACCTGCTGAATCATTCAATAACAATTGATGTCCTGATGCTGATCTTAATCTAACAAGCTGGTTGTTGCCATTTTTATCGCCGTCGTCCAACACAAAAGTATGTCCAACAAGACGATCCACAATATCTGTTCGCACACTGTCTGTGGCTCCTATATTTTTTGGAGATGAGGACAGATCTTTTCTGCCTGGAGTACTGATTCCAAACACTGCACTAGGAGATTCTCTTCGTGCTGATGATGTAGTTGTACCTCTAATAGGATCCCCTACCAACCCTTGTTGTCTTAAAATCTCTGCTGATGGATGTATTGGATAACGTTTTCTTCCGTCTTTGGCACTCTCTCCTGTGGCTTCAGAATAGCTTCTATTCACTTCTCCAGCTGGTAACGTGTCTGTTCCATAAATTGCCTGTTTAGCAGAGCCTGCGTAGGAACCTTCTGATGCTTCTGGTTCTGTCATAGTTTGATCCAGGGCTCCTATACCTGGAGTCATTTGATTTAAGAATGGTTCAACCACACAGCCTATCCAGTAGGCCTGAGACATATCACCTTCTGCAAAAATTACTAATACTTTGGTGTCAATGTCAGGTGGTACCATCCACATACCATAGGAATGTTGGCTTGCTTTGTAACTGGCTGGATTAGATTGATCAACATATCTTGTGGTTTTGGCTCCATAGAAAGGAGAAAGATATTCGCAGATAATAAGTTGTGTTTGTGTACCGGCTAATCCTTTACCTACCAAACTTGGAATTAAAACTTCTAATCTTCCCATTCTTGCAGGGTCGATATTATTTTTAACAATAGCCACATACGGTCCAGAGTCGACACGTATACCTGTATTATCTTTTGAAGGAGATTTATATGATGCTACATCACCTGACAGTCTCGATGCGTTTTCCATTACCATTAGGATGAGCCCTCTGTTGCTGTGAGATCTTGTTCTCTACGATCTGGAGATCCAATGATATCTCCGTCTGGACCTAGTGCATATTCTGTTGGTTCTCCAGTGCCTTGTTTCTCGTTGCTCTGATTATTGAATCTTACACAGTGTAATGTTTGCATAAATTTTCCACCATTAAAACTGTGCGTGGTCTTGTATACTTGATACAATCCACTAAACATTCCGTTTGACTCATCTTGGAATCTATAAAGTCCTGTTCTGTCATTAATATCTGTTGGCATTTTAAAATTTATCAAAATAATAGGGTCGGCTAGGTCAGTATTGAAATTACCAAAACGAGTATTCCACCCAACATCGTTGCCGTTTGTATTGCTAAATTCTTTTAAATTTTCATCTTCAGAAATTGTGCTGTTTGTTCTAATTGACATAAATTGAGTCTGTGGTATCCATGCAGGATCTCCCATAATGTCTAATCTAATATTCACCATATCAGCCTGTGGATTTGTCAGTTGATCCATAAACACATCTACTAATTTATAAGTCTGTACAGTGGCTCCTGTAGAGGCGGACGAAGCCTTTGATCCTACATTTGATTGTA